GAGGCCGTGGCCAATAACTGGTCTCCCGGCAGCGTTGATAGTCCGGCATTTGGGTTTATTAAAGTTCCTGTCCCGTACAACGTACCAATTCCCGGACCTAGGTTAGCCGCCGCTAATAAATTGTCCATGCTGTCACTGGCTGTTGCCCCTATAAGCACGTTGTTGGCTGAATTAACTAGCACCGTCTGAAAGGTGTACGTCACCGATCCTAGTGTAAGCGTTTCTGTGTTTAAGGGGTTAGCTGTAAACGTTAAAGTGCCTAAAGCTGGCAATAGTGCCGCCTCAATGAAATCCGTATCTGTGGGCACTAGCCCGTCTATCGTTTGGTAAGCTGCACTATCGTTTGGAACCTCTTGTATAGCGCTGTTGAGAAGAGACCCTGTGAAAGCATTGCTACTCTGATCAGTTACTGCGTCATTATCAAAATTAAGTAGCAATTCTACGCTATTATACAGGCTGTCTCCGGCAACATCAGTTGGCAGCGCCGAAGTAGGTGGTGTGAAGTTTGCTGTATATCTAGCTGCACTTATGGTTATCCGGAAGCCATCTACCCACCCATTAAGAGCAGTATTCGCTGTAATTGTGTTTGAGCCACTCATCTCTCCACTTACAGCTACTCTTGCTGTATTCCCATCATATGTCCTGCTGTCTGTCTGCGTCAGACCTATCTGCACACCGTCAAGGAACATACGGCTGCTGGTACCTGATCGTGTGACAGCTATATGGTACCACCTGTTTAAGTCTGGAATGAATGGAAAAGCATGCACTGTCTGCACATCTCCCAACGTACCGTCAGCACTAGTGCTGAACGTCATATTAGCACCACTGTCCGGACCAACAACCTCCAGTTTCCAGCTACGCTCATCTGTATCAGTGCGATATTTGGATGCTAGCACATGCCGCTGTGTCGTTGTAAGTGCTGTAGCGAAGCGAAAGAACCCCTCAATAGCATAGTCGGATGACCCTATCTCTAGTACTGCATCGTCTAAAAATGTCAGACCACTATCTCTGCTTCCACCATCTGGTACGCTCAAAACACCGACACCTAAGTTCTCTATTGATCTCACTGCCCACCCTTGCGCAACTGCGTTAGCAAGGGGCTGTAGCGTCGCTACCCGAAGGTCTCCTTGGAACCCATTATTGACTGTTCCTGACGTATTTCTGACAACAATATCATCGTAGTAAACATTGCTAGGTACCGTTATTGCGGGGAAAACAACAGCAGGTGCCCCGGCAAACATAACTTGGTTCATTGCCGTGGACCCTGTGTTGAGAGATGATAAATTTAACACTACAGTTTCATCAACTCTTACTTCGCAGGCCCCTGTTGTAGCGTTCTGTGTAAAAGAAACCTCCACGTGATGCCACGTACCTGCTGTTATAGCTGGGCCAGTAGTTGATCCTAAAAGTGTTGATACAGGCCAATTTACTAAACCTGTTGCTGGGCCTCTTAAAACTATTGACCCATCAGACTGAACGTATAAGGCCCCTGCCATGTCTGTTCCTGCTGTGAGTAGACCGCAAATCATAAGTCTATTATCAATATCAGGTATTTGAGGAACATAGACCCCAAAAGAAATAATTATAGTGGTCTCACTGCTTCCAAATACTCTACGCATTAGGTTAGCACCAGTATTAACATCTATCCGAACTGCCCTACTTCCTGTACGAGCGCCAAAAGATGGCGTTTCAGGCTCTACTTTTGTGGCACCGAGAAATGGTGGAGTTATTTCAGCCCAAGGACCTTGTAGCATAGCTGTGCGCCCGGCATCTCCGCTACCATAGTGGTCAAATCCATCCATCCAAAGTTGTGTCATTTTAAACTCCTAGTGCTTTACGGAAAATCCGTATGCGTTCCTCAATACCGTTATTTGATAAGCGCTGTACACCACCAACCGTCTGATAAACAACACCATCCTCAGCTATGGTTACAACCTGCGTTCTTATTTCTACGGGAGTTCCCTCTAGGGCTCCTTGGCTAAATGCAAGTCCCTGCTGACGAATGAAAGGAGAAGCATTAGGGTCAGAAGTTCCTGATGCATACCAAACTTCCGTTGAAGACTGGCCAAACATCCATACCGCATCCCCTACCCGCAATATCTCTATTATCTCATCTGGCTCACTTTCCGCTGTAGCAAAATCAAGTGCGTCAATAGTTAGTGCACCTGGCTGTATCCAATAGAACCTAGCAGAATTTGACTGTGCAAGTAATGCGAAGCTGGCAAGGTTAGTTAGGCTGACAAAGGTAACATCATCCGGAGTTACAATGCCGTTGAGTGTCTCTGCTCCCCCACCCTCTAGGGTCGCTGCCCCCCAAGCTATGTTAGCTCCCGTCTCCGTGCTCGTAATACTGTTACCTGCTGTCCCTCGTGCCCTGGCACGCACGCTAAGTGTAGTGGCTGTACTCCCCACACCCTGAACGGTTAAGTGCGCCGTCACAGCTGTAGAATAATCTGTTCCTGCAGTACCTGTAGCATTCAGAGCTAATACAGCATTTACTAGAGCTGTCGTGTCGCTGGTAAATGCTATAAGAAAAGGGTTAGCCAATGTTCCCACAGGCGTGCCTGCATCAACAGAGCCCGATGTCCACTCATAATAAACTCCATCAAGTTCAAAAGTGTCCGTGGCTGTTATGCTGCCGCCTGACACCGTAAGTGTACCGACTGCTGCTGCTGCTCCATCATAATACTGGAGGAGTACACCATCTGTAATGAACAGGTGCTCAAACCCAGCTCCAGTGACAAAGGTGGTTGAAGGTGTAGTTCCTGCTGCCACAGTACCAGCTATTGCAACTGGCGTGGCTACACCGTCATACCTGTAAAGCTGCTCACCTGACACAAAAAACAGATCGCCATTGAATGCCCCAGGTTGGTGGTCCATCACTGTTATTGGTCCCTGACCCGCAGCTACTAATAATGTGTTACCGGGACGTGCCAAAAGAACATTTCCCTCAACCTGATTAGTTGGTGTCTGCTCAAAAAACCTATTTATGAGCCTAACCTCAGGCTCTTGCCCATAGGCGCGCTTATATGCACCGACGCCTAAAGGAATAGCGCTCATTAGAACAAGCTCCCACTTGTGTCTGACAGCTGTCCTCGTTCTCTGTCTGATGACGGCAAAAAGAATGGCTGTGGGTCTGCACTTGGTTGACCTACACTTTGGCGATACTGCGATTTAAGCCTCTTCACTAGACGCCTCATAGTTTTCTGTTGAACACTTGTTATATCTTTTCCATAACGGGGCATCAGATACTCAAGCGTTCCCATAGATAATAGCCTGTCATACAGTCTTGGCAGTGGGCTATCCGTTGTTGATATAAATTCAGCTATAACCTGCCACCCGCCCAGATCAGCGCGATAAAAAAGATGCCTCTGATCTAAAGCCGTAGCCAATTCTGTTATTTTTGCCGCACCCTGTATCAAGCGACCATTTCCTTCTATAGTTAGACTAAACGTCGATGCGCTATCTAAGTTCACCAAAAGAATACGCGCCCCATCATCAGGGTCTTGGGGCAAGAAAATAGTTGTGTTTGCCACTATACTTAGCAATACTCTAACATTGCTTGGAGGGTACGGCCAAACATCACTTGGTAGCTCACGACCTAGCGGCAAGAGAGGAAAGCGAGCTGGTACAGGTGAAGTCGTAGATGGGGGTGTTGGCCAGTCAAAATTAAATTCTCCCAACTCATACCCAAGAAGGCTTTCAAAGTAATCGCCTAATAGGTCGAGACCCTCTGTCATTTGCTCTGAGGTAGGGGCGTCCTTAATTCCAATTAAGTTACCATCCCTGTACGCCTGTGTAACCAGCTCACTTGCCGTCGTCATGTTCGCTACTCCTATTCGAGCAAGTCACTCACTAAAGACGCAATAACAGCATCTTCTGCGTCAGCATCAAACTTTACTTTATCTTCAACTAAAATTTCTTCTGCTTCTTTTCTCGAAAGTTTAAGACTTTTCAGTGTAGGACCTTTAGGACTATTTTTAGAACTACCTTTTTTATCTTTATTCTTAGAAGTACCACCTTTAGACATTATTTTGAAATCAGTGCAACGTGCTGGCCCCTCAAACTTATCAAGTACTGGGTTAGTGCAGTCACTGATATCCTCAATAAAACCATCTGGAACTTCACCAAAAGTATTACACACTACATAAGACCCGTTAACCGGGTGAAACCACATTTTAGGGCCTAGTTGCTTTTCTTTGCCAGCCATTTCAGTATCCTTTTGTTAGAATTAAAAAAAAAAAGAAAAGAGGTGGCGTATGCCACCTCTACATTATTTAGTGCGCTTATGCGCCGTTAACGCGTGCGCCAAGTTCCGGCTGTGTCATCTGGACGCCAAACACTGTATCCCACCTATGGATATGCCTCCCAGTGGTGATGTCTGATCCCCGCCAATACCGAATACTGATGCCGGTCTCTGGGTCCGTTATAAAACTAGATGTATCAGAGAACGGTGTATGGAGGCGTGCTGATACCAAAGAAATTGCTCTCTTATGGAAAGCTACACGTACGGGAGTTATAGCTCCCGCCGCGGTACTCCATGTGACGACGGCATTATCTGCCGGGATGCTACTTGCAGTTTGGAATGCCGTATTAACTAAGGTCATATCAGGCGCTGTAACACCATCAGACGTGCCACCTACAATGATAGCTGGTGAAATAACTAAGTTAGCAATGGCACCCGCTCCATCTGCTGTGGCGGCAGTCAACACAGTAAATTGCTTCAAGTATGGAAGTGGTTGTCGAGAACGGTTATTTACAGCAAAGACTCCCGCAATAGTGAACGTATCTCCTACTGCCAGTGTACCGTTAGCCCCAAGGCCATCAATATTGATGGTTTGTTGAGACACAGCATCCTTAACACTCCGATAATTCACATTTTGGGTAGCGCCATTGATAGCACCGTTAGTTCTCGTCCCAGCAGTAATAGACTGAGTGTTTTGAGTAGCCATAGCCTTGACGCCGGATAGCGTAGGTATGGTTATTTTTTCCAAAGCATTTCTGTTTATATCATGAATGTCAGTCGAAATTAGCGTACCCCGCATAAGTTCGCCATCTTCAAAAGTAACAACAGACTGTAGGTCAACATTAGGGACAGATTGCTCCATTAACCTCGTATGTACTTTATTGAACTCTTGGGGCGAGCCGATGGATACACCTGGTGTGCCAACAGAGCTTGCGAACTGAGGGAACACAGCATGTACGGCACTATCAATAG